AAAAAATTGAAGTTCAATTCATAATCCTGTAGGATCCTTTTAAAGAGGCATAACTTTAATGAATCTAATCTTCTAATGGCAATTAATAAAATTCTCCCATTCCTGTAATATCGGCATCATGGTCTAATGGTACGCCTGAGATATCCTGATAAGCTGCATCCCATACATTTTTTTTTACTAGTGTATCCCACGAAGGAAAACCCTCTAAGAGTTGTTCTACTGTAATATCTGATTGCCTCAACTTCTTCAAATCTTCGTACGTCATCCGTTCTTCCATCATACGAGGCACATCATGCAATTTGTCTCCTAAAGATACTAAAATTTCCGAATAGATAAGGTACAAACGATCATACGCATCTCTATTTGAAGCATACGTGCCATAAGCGTGGCCAACTATAGACAAAAGAACGTCTATCTGATCACGAGATTTAGTCTCTCTACCATTAATCGCTCGTACAACAAATTCTCGTGATTCTCGGTAAGGCAAAAAATTAGGTTGACCTGGAGAAATATCATCATTTAATACAAATTGGTGTTTTAAAAAGGTTGCTCCCATTGTAACTATTTGTCCATTCTTAGCTGTTGAGCAGAAAGGAATTCCGTCTTTAACATCACGTATTACTACATTGAAATGTTTCTTCATAAATGCAGCAAAACGCTGTCCACTAAAATACTCTGCAGATATTCCTACCCCCTTGTTATACAAATGATCATCTCCATAAACTACTATTCGAACTAATATCATGAAGGCTGCCTCTAATTCTTCTTTTTTATCATCTGGAGCATTTGCAATTGTATAAACGCAAAACAAACAAAAATACAAGAACATAATCCAAGAATCCATATGACTTGTATTAAAAGCTCCTGAAGGAACCCCACCACTTATTACTGCGTAAACTTCTCCTATCACTTGTGTCACTCTATTTATCATATTCTTAATAAGAAACTCGTTTACCATACGAAATATTGGTAAATCTTCTGAAGTTGGGTCGTAATGTAACATTTGCATACTTAAGTATAAATTACTAAATAGCTCTCGTATTGTCTGATCAAAATGCTCTCCATCACCTTCTACGATCAAATTTGCCCAACAATTATCCAGGCAAATACCTAAGGCTTTAGCTATAGAATCAGCTCCTCCATGTGACCATCGATGTCCCACTCGTATTCCCACACCTCTCTCTTTCATATGACGAAGTGTAGACACAAGTCTTTCTAGTAATATATAAATACCTGTAGGGATATTAAAGACTCGAAGCTTATCCATAGCTGAGGCCCATTTTTCGTCATCCCATTGCTTAGTGAAATGAAAATAATTCTCTGACTTAGGGGGTAGACTCCATGTAACAGAAGGAGCCTTTCCTGTCCTCAAAAAATC